CTGGCACTCAGACGGAAATCCTGAGATCACCGTACCAAAGACATCAGCCGCAATCAGGGAAGTGTTTCTGCTACCACCGCTGGCGAAAGTTCTGCCAAAGTGGGAAGGTTATCTGTTTTCATGTGACGGTGGGAAAACGCCGCTGTCATCACAGCAGTTCTTTCATCTGTGGTCACAATACTGTCTTGCTGTCGGTCTGGCACACAGGGAATACAAACCAACCAAGGCAAAAGGAAGAAAACAGGTTCAACAGCTTGTGTATCACGTCACGCCGCACCAACTGCGCCACGAATACGCAACCATATGCTTTGATGCGGGAATAGAAGCAAAGGATGCCGCCAACCTTCTCGGACACACAACGGACATCATGACAAGGAACATATACACCCACATCACCAACACACGCAAGGAAGAAACAGGCAAAAAGCTGTCTGAATACGTTACTAAGATTTACTAAAAGGAACGTGCAGTTATGTGCATTATCTTGTAGGTTTTTGTCAATCAGTGCAAAAAGAAAAAGCGTGGAAAAAGGCTTTAAACATTGATGTTTTGCCAAATTCCACGCTTTTTGCGTTATTTCTGTTCTGTTCTGCGAATGTAGCAACCAATATCATGGTATTTTATAGAAACCCAATAAAATAGGCTTCTTTGGCGTACCTTACTAAAAAAGCACGAAAAACGCCATGAATTTGATGCTTTACTATACCACAAAAGAAGGCTTGTGAACAGCAGTAAATGTTAATTTTTGTCTTCTGGGATTTCTTTGCTTTTGTCTATGGTTTCCTTGGTCTTGTCAACGTACTGCTGAAACCATTTCGGAATCGGTGCGCCAAGCTTGCCACAGTTTTCAATGATGCTTCCCAATTCCGTCAGGATGTACCACATCAGCACGACAGGCGTGAGCAACGCACCAACCTTGATGGGGATATCAATTCCAGACCCTTCAGCGACAACCTTCAGTGATATATCACACAGGGCAGCCACAAGCACTGCGAAGATCTCCCCAAGCTTGTGCCATAGTCCTTCCCTTGCGATTGCGCTCGACCAGTTGTTTTCTTTCTTGGCGGCAAGTGATCCAGCAAGATAGTCGGTCAGGATGCAAGCAATCCAGATGATTACTTCCCATCCTGTCCAACCCCATAGCGCAGTAAAGAATGCGATCACTGCCGTGATAGCGGCTTTAATTTCGATAGCTTTTTCTGGCGCATCCATTTGAAGATTCCCCCTTTTGATCCATTGGATGTAGTTTCGGTGTGTGTTCACAACACCAACACAGTGTCTTGCCTGTAGGCACTGTATCCCCGCATATGCGGCACTTTTTTACAACGGCATCTTGATTGCTTCCGTCCATGTCTTTTCTCCCACAATGCCATCTGGCGTGATTCCAACACGTTTCTGCAATGCCTTGGTGCGTTGCATGGTTATCACGCCAAATTCACCATCAACACCCCATTTGCCCAAATTGTAACCCCAACACACAAGGATCTGTTGCCATGCCTTGATATCATCCTGTGGGATCATTAACCCCATCGGATAATGCAGTTCACGGAATGCCCTTTCTTCAACCACAGGAACAGGATCATCGTCTTCATCATCCGATGCGATTATTCCCCAATTCGGTCTGCCGTACCCAGCAATGCGAAGGTCACCAGTGAAATATGTGTTCTGCGCCACACCGTCAGAATAGTTGCCTTCCACAGTTGTGATGGTGCTTCCAGACACGTCAACAACAATGCCTGTGTGATTGATGTCACCTGACGCATAAAAGAAGATCTGATCACCTTTCTGCGGTTCTGGAAAGAAAGCAAAGTTGTCTTTGTAATAGTACGCTTGTACAGAGCATGACGCACTGCATCCGTACATGATATTCTTTGCGTTCCATCCAAAGCACTCAGCAAACAGCCACACGCAGAACGTAGCGCACCACGGTTGGTTTTGGACATCCCATCCGATCAGGTTGCAAACGCCTTTGTCTTCAGCGTATTTGTTCCAGTTGTTTTCCCTTTCCTTGTACCCAACCTGATCATAGGCAAGGGAACACAGCTTGTGGATTGCTTCATCCTTTGTCATGATGTCCTTCTTCCTCACATTCACGGCAGATGCCGCAATCGTCTTTTCCTCTGCTGACGTATTCCTTGCCGCAGATCTTGCACGTCAGGATCTCCGCTGGTGCATAGACCACAACCTTCGGACAGTTCTCTTTATCGATGTCTTCCAGTACCATGTCATCACTTCCTTAAATGCAAACAAGGGGAAAACTCCCCCTGTTTTACTTTGACTTTTACTTTGACTTTACTTTGACTTTTCCAACGCAAACAGCCATTTTTCAACGCTTTTACCGTGTTGCAATGCTTTTTTGCGTTGAATTTACTTTGACTTTGCTATGAACTTACTTGGAATTTACTTGGAATTTACTTGGAATTTACTTGGATTCTCAAAGACTTATTGTGTCCAATAACGCAGATATTCTTCTGCAATTTTGTCTGCCGCTATTAGATATGGCTCAATTAATCTTAACCACATAAGTGTCCTTTACATCGTCCACATCGCATAAATCACGATGACCATCAAAACAAACATTGCTATCGTCATGGCATTCTCCCAAGATATCTGAACACAGCGAGGAAGTTCCTCTTGTTGTCACTACCCACACAGCAGTTGCACATGATATCTCTGGATGAGTACGGAGTTACTGCAATCCCGTTGATGGTGTACAAGCCGTATGCCTTAACGTCTGCGACACACGTTCGGTAGCATTCGTAGCGGAGCGTTTCATTCGGCTTGACGAAGAATGCCACCATCAAAGGTCTAACCTTGTCGATTCTCCACTTGCCACGCCCCGCTTTGGAATCATAGTGGTCTGCAATCTGGAAAGCTGTCATCCATCTCACATACGCCGAAGAGTTCTCATCGTTTATGATCTGCTGTTCGGTTTTCTTCCCTTTGGCATACACAGGGATGATGATATCCAACTCTGGGATTTGCCACACGCCGACAGCACCTTGCGGAATATCACACTTCTGTGGCACTACACAGGCTGATAGGTCTATCATGCAAGTGCCTCGGCTATCTTCTTGGCGATGTACATTGCGGTGTCTGCTCTGTAGATTACGCTGACATCTCCGTTGCAATCTGCAAACAGGCTATTCGTTCCCAAAAGCGTGGTAATCTGGGATGCTGTGAGAGGGATAGGTGCGAGAGGAGTTTTGAGTTTATAGACGATTTTATGCCCTGACATCGCAGTTTTGAATGCAGATGTATCAGTGTATCTTGGGTCTGATATATACAACGCTCCTGCTCCAGATACAGCAAAATGATAATAATAATCAGGATTATTCCCAGATATTGGCGATGATTCCATAAACGTATAAATATCAGTTATTGCATCCCCAAGATTCCCTTCAGAAAGGGTTTGTAAAGAATTATCTAAATATGAATAGGAAAACAATCCGCTTGCAGTTCTGTTATAATACAAATCGCCTAAATCTACTATCTTTCTATCCACCACCAACGTACCGCTCCCATCCTGATTTACAGTGATGTTTCCACCGTAGACCGTGCCTGTGCCAGAGGGGAAGGTGATGGGGTAGGTGTCGGCAGTATAGGGTTTCCACTCATCAGCAGTTGCCCCCATATTTACCATTATTTTTAAGGTCGCACTGCCACCTGATGAATAATTGATACGAACGGCATCAAAAGACCGATTCTCAATGACAGAATTGCTTTCCGCAATACCTGCTCCATCTTTTAATATTCCAATTCGTATGTTTGTTGCTGTGCTTCTATTAGAATCAACAAGGATTCTCACACTCCCTGTTATTTCTGTTGGCAAAGAATAAGGCTTGCTGTAAGTAGTAGAAGCTCCAATATTTGGAATGATAACCCACCCGTCTGCATCCACGCTATAATCAGCATATCCGTTCTTGTCTAACCACTCAGAAAGGTCAAGCAGATTCTTCCCGCATCTCGTCACATTCGCCGATGTGTGACCAGAGATGGGGCAGATGTTGGAGTAGGGGGCATAATCTGTGGCGGTTGAGCCAAGTTCGAGTTGAAATGTATCAATGGACGAAATATCAACATTACTATATGCTTGCAAATACACTACAACATCCTCTGTTGGTGTATAAGTTTGCGGTGAACTGCCGCTAAGTAAAGTTGCGTCCGTTACTTTATCTATGAAATAAACAAAGATACTTGTCGAACTGGTGACCGACATTGTATAAGGTTGGTTCGCTTTTAATGTGATTCCGTCAGTTGCGTACCATCTTTGTCCTAACCCAGAGCCGTATGTTGTACGTTTTGCCGGGTCAAGCAGATTCTTCCCGCACCCTGCGGGATACGGAGCATCCTGTCCATGCAAATCCTGTACAGGCTCGATGGCAACGGAGAGAGATTTGATGGGGATATCGTCTGCACCATCAGGGAACGTTGCGATTGCTCCAGATGCCGTGTCTGTGGCGTAGGCGTTGAGGGCATAGTCGTTTACATCAGCTATAGAACTCTTTAAGTCTTCGACTTCTTCCGTCAGTTCGGTGTAATCTGACGGTATAGAAGCAATGACTTCGTCACCTTTTGCCTGAACCGCATTCTTCTGCGTTGTGCCTTCTGTCTGGACAACTCCGACCTGTGTCGTGCCTTCAGCCTGTACACGTGCCACCTGTGTTTCACCAGCAGTTCCGACAATGCCGACCTGACGTGTGCCTTCTGCCGTTACTGTCTGCACAGCGGCAGGAACTGTCGTGTTGTCAAAGGTTGCAACGGTTGCTTCAACGGATTCCTTGTCTTCCCTGACTTGCTGGGCATTTGCCGCAAAGTTCGCCTGATCAGTAGCGAACTGGTCTTCTGATCCTGTGTAGCCTTTGCTTTTGGCATAGGCGTAGGCAGTAGCATGACCTATGTTTGTGAAAATTTTTTCGTCTGCCATTTTTTAAACCCCCACGTATAAATCACCGTCTTGAAGCTTGAAATCAAGTTCAACATACGGTGTCTTGACGTATATCAGATCTCCGTTTTCGTCAATGTAGAAATAGATGTATCCAGCTTCATCAGCCGCCTGTTGTGCCAGTTCCGCATAATACTTGGAATTGTTCTCATAGGTTTCATCCGTTGAAGGAACTGGCTGCCCATTGCGGACACCGATTGACCACGCTTTGGAATCCTGAGAATACACACGTGCGTCATTCTTTGCTGTGTTCGCCGCATTCGCCGAAAGACTAGCCTGTATTGAGTAATATTTTGAGTTACTCAAACGCTGGGGAGCAGATGGTGGAACAGCCTGTCCGTTGATCGTACCTGTTGCCCACGCTTCAGCCTGTTCTTCAGAATTCTTTGCGTTGTCTTCGGAAGTCTTTGCATTGTCTTCGGACAACTTCGCCGCACGTGCCGCCTGTTGCGTTTCTGCGGCAAGTTCTACAAGGGAATCAAGCCATGTCTCATACGGATCAGGAACGTCTCCAGCATCCATGTCGATGCTCTGAGAGACGAATGACCTGAAGACGATGGTCTTCACAATGGTTTCATTGTCAACGAAACGGATCTGAACTTCACCAGCTCCGTAGGTCAGCGTTTCAATGCTTGTGATCGTCCACGTTATCGATCCATCAGCCACCACAACGTTTGTGGCTGGATATGCCGTATCATCTCCATTGCGAAGGACATAGACGAATGCGGCATACTGCTGAAGGTCTTCTGGAACAGCAAAGATGATCTGCGTTGCAAGGTTTTCACCCTGTCTTCCAAGGAACAGATCAGTTGTGCTTTGGTCTGCGGTAAATGTCATCATATCAACCACCCCAATCTATAAACGGTTCAAGGTTTTTCACATCTGCGGCAGATAGCACAACGTTTGCCGACAGCGGAATGCGTATCTTTTCAAATTCTTCGTCAACGGTCATTTCGTGCAACTGCTCAAACTGATCCTGTGACGTGCATTGCTTTTCAATGTCACCGTAGAACTTCAGATGCGGATTGCACCTGTCCACAAGACACATCAGTTGATGTGCTTGCATCAGCGGAAGGTCTTGAACTATCAGCTTTTTGAAGGCATCGGATGCGTTTACAATGTCAATCAGTTTCATGTCACACCAACCCATAAGAATTCAATGCGGATATCAGCGTTGACAGTGATGCAGATGTGGACACTGTCTGCTTCCGCACTGGTGTCGTGCCAAAAAACCCAAGCGTAGAAGAATAACCTGTACTGCACAAACTGACAGTGCCTTCAGCGTAAAGGTCACCGAAGTGATACCTACTTGAACCTAAATGGACACGTCCTGTTGTGCTTGGAGTTAGTGTGCAACCTGACGTTACGCTTGTCACATTGACATAGTATGTACCTGTGCCTATCCTGTCAGCGGCGGCAGTTGCCCATTCGACGTCATAGTCAGTTGCGGATGACTTCTGAAGCACTTGACCTTTTGTGCCGCCAGTTGGCAAGCCACCAGAAGATGATGGTGTGACCCATTTCACAGAATACCCACCAGTTCCGTCTTTCGCAAGGAACTGCCCATCTGTTCCGCCTGACGGTATTGGATAGCGTGACATTGGTGTGCCGATTGGATATTCAACCAGATATGATCCGCTGTCACGCTTTATTCTTACCCTGTCACCATTCACAAACCTGACACCAGAATTGCAACGGTATTTTTTCCCGCCGCTGGAAGAACTTCCATCGAAAACAAGTGTGATTCCGTCAGCGGAAACTTCACCAACTGTGGCTATTGAGAAGTCAGGTTCTTCAATTGGTTCGTCTGGATTCAATACATCGTCAAGATTCATGTTGCAATCACCTTTTCCAATGTGTGCGTCATCGTGCCACCTGTCTGCATCTCCATTTCCCATGCTGTTTCATAGCACAGACCAGATGCGTCAGGATGCACCAGCGCAACAACGTCATCCATTCCGCATTCTGGGATCAGTGCCGTTGTTATGCTGATGCTTTCTCCAAGAAGCATATTTTGCTGGCACAAAAGCTGTGCATAGTCTTCCAATGCTGACAGGCTTGCAATGTTTTCGACCTTGTACAAGCGTGCTATGCGTTTCCCACGTCTGCCAATGGAAAGCGGGGAAATCGGTGACGTATTTTCCGCACGTGCCACAAGCGGATATGTTCCGTCAGGATTCGCACACACGCATATGAACACGTTTGGCGCATCGTACAGATCCATGCTTGTGTATGTATTATCAAGCATCATGGATTCCACATTGTTTGCGTCATACGTTCTGACGATGTTCCCAGCATCCAGTAGGTTCTTCGGTTGAATGACAGCGTATCCGTCTGCATTGAACCACAGTTCCTGATAATTGATCTCTGACAGTAGTTCATTGATAATGGTCAGATAGCTTGTGCCGATATCCCAATCTTCCCTGTCGTACCGCAGTATTGCGGAAGACGGTGTGGATATGACCAAGGCAATCCCAGCAGATGCAAGAAGTGACCTGATCAGGTCAACATAGTTCCTTCCAGCAGAGAAATGCAGAACACTTTCAGAGCAGAAGCATTGAACCGTCCAGCATCTGTCATACGCTTCAATGCTGATGCCTTTTCCGTCTTCTGCGCTGATCAGCTCAACCGTTGCTGGCGAATATACACCACAAGGATGTTCCACACCGTCAATGATGACATACGGTTTGATCTCATCGAACAGTGCGTCAAATGTTTCATCCTGGAAGAACGTTCCTGTCATGCTTGTTTTGATCTCTGCGGTTTTGTCAAACTGAATTGTCGGTGCGTCCTTCGGTTGTAGCGTGGTTATCTTCACACCGTTCCGAAGGACATCAAACCGAACGTCAAGATTTCTCACAGGTTCACCACCTCACTGAAATGAATCTGCTGAATCGTGAAATCATAACCAATGAAAAACCTTGATTCCGTTTTCGTATATGCGGAAAAAACGCCTATAACAACATTGTCTTTCGGTGTCTTAACGCAGACCGTCTTCTTGTAAAAACGTTCAAACTGTGCCGCTTCAGCCAGATCCATGAAGGCAGTACGGAAGGAAATTGATTTGTTTGCAAACGATGACTTTTCTGGCACAGGATATTCCGCACCACTGAAGTGGAACAATGTCATGTCCATTGACATTGTTTCCATCTCATCCCTGTATTGCATGGATGAATATGTCAGAAGCATCGGTTCACCTGTTTCGGTGTCGATGATCGTCAACATATCAACGTGTGCGGTTGCTGTCACTTCATTTGACAGGCTTGTTGCGTTGTTGTTGCTTGTTCTATACTGCCGCACAATATACACGTGCGTTCCCGCTGTCAGGTTATCTGTGTAGGTTGTCTCGGTTGTTACTGCGATCTGTTTGCCATCTCTGTACACAAGGAACATTCCGTCAGCGTATGTTGTCGCTGTCCATGACAGTTGCACAGCATCACCATTGATTGCTGTCAGGACAACATTTCCTGTCGGTGCGGCTGTTACATTGAATGGTGCTGTTCCGTATTCAGACCAAAGACCATACTGATTGACAACAGACACAGAAGCAACATGGCTTCCGTTTTGCAGATAAACAGGAACAACAAAGCTTGTTGCTGTTCCATACATCACGCCAGAATCATACAGATCATCTATTTTCACTCTGTACCCTTGCTGATCAGACGATTGCCAGGAAACTGTTGGTCTTGCTTTTCCGTCTGTCGTGACGTTCGGTGTAGGCGGCGCAGACACTACCAAGAAAGATGCGGCTTCAGACCATGAACCATACGTTCCATCCGTGTTTGCCGTTCGCACTCGCCAATAATTCTGACCCGCTGGGAATGTTCCCGCACTAATATCAGCATACTGGTTTGCGCCTGTGATCGTTACAAGGCTTGTCCATGAAGAACCATTCACAGACCGTTGAACTTCTGCCGCACCCTGTGGCGTACCTGTCGTGATCACGTGTTGCCATCTCAGCGTGATGGTCTGCGAACCATCTTCCATTGTGTTTTTCGGTGCAACGATCACAGCGGTATCAGGCATGACTTCTGCCGTTGTCAGCGTTTGCCATTCGGATGTGGATGTGTGACCAGTGCTGTCAGTTATCTCGGCTTGCCACATCACTGTATCTGTTGAAAACGTGTTTGCTGGAATAGTGCAAGACAGATCTGTTCCGCAATCAACTTCCGTCACAGTTCCGCTTGCTGAAGTCTTCCAACGGAATTTGGATGACGTGATTGTCACGTCTCCGAAGCAAAAACCGCTTTGCGATGTACCCCATGTGAACGTGTTGTCTGCATATTTAGGAACAAATGCGCCAGACGTAGGGGAAACAGAGGAAACATAATAGAATGCATCATTGTCAAGGAATGTAACTTCTGCATAAGGCACATTTGAACTGCCAACAAGATCAAAGGCACTGTTGTTCAGACCTGTTGAAGAAGGTCTTGCATTCAAATACAGTTCAATGCCTTCTTTAAGCATCTGGGAAAAGTGTTCCCGCTCATCAAGCATTGAATAGGCTTGGATGAACTGCACCCATCCGCTGTTTATGATGGAAGGACTTTTCAGAGACGTGACAGGCGGTTTTGTGGTGTTATACGTCACATCTGTCCTGAATGGATAAACGCCCGCATACCCTTCAACAGTAACTGTTCCGCTGTTGTTGATGGTGTAAACGTTCAGCTTCAATAATGTTATAGCCTTATACAAATATTCCGCTGGTGGTGCAGACATTTTAAGGAATGACCTGTCCGCAACAGACGTATACATTGAAGACCTGTTTCCAGTAAATGACGTGTCTGGCGCAGATTGCATCACATAGCGTGATTGCTCTGCCGTGATGTTTATTGTTGTTGGCATCCTATCACCCCATTCTGCTGGTCACACGTGCGTTCTGTGCGATCCTGACGATGTCGTTGAATTCTCTGACAGACTTTGCATCTATCGTGATGTTGTACGTCACGCTTCCAGATGTCATGCGGCTTTCCTGTGCGTTGTCGATTCGTGTGCCTTGGGGCAGCCATACACGTTCAGCACCGTTTTCACCGACCCAAGTCGCACCACCGACAAAATTCTGCGTTCCAGATGCATTGTACCAATCACTGATCGGACGCATTTCGCCGCCGCCACCACTGCCTTTGATCACACCAAACAGTTTTGCTGGATCTCCTGTCAGGACACTTGCAGTATTGACCAGATCCTGAATTGCACCGAAGATCCAGTTTTCCTTTATCCGTTGCAACAGGTCTGCAACTGGTGCAAGCGCACCTTGAATGGCTGGTATTGCAGTGCCAAACAGCCACGTCAATGGTGATATCAGGTCAGTGATCAATCCAAGTGCCTGACCAAGTGCTTCAATGATTCCTGAATCAATCAATGCCCTTCCCGCTGTCTGGATGAATTCTGTCCATGTCGTGTACAGTTGTTCAACCGCTGGCGCAAGTTCTGCCGCCATTTGGTTGCCAATGCCTTCCTGTGTTGCCTGTAAACGCTGGTATGCATCATCAACCGCACCAAGTGCTGTCAACGCTTCGTTGTCCAAGACATAACCAACGTTTTCTGCTTCTTCCGCATATTCACGCATTGCATCACTGCCTTGCATGATCAGCGGATTCAGTTCTTCAGCAGACTTGCCGAAGATCTTCATGGCAGTTGTATCACGTTCCGTGACGTTTTCTATTTGACCAAGTGCATCAATGGCATCATAGAATACATCCTGTGCATCACGTAGGTTACCGTTTGCATCCGTAACAGATACGCCAAGTTCACGGAATGCCGCTTGCAGATCCTTGTTGCCGCCTTTGGCATCTGACATTGACCGCTTCAGCTTTGTCAATGAACTTTTTATCGTTTCAAAGCTAACGTCAATCAGTTCAGCGGCATACTGCAACTGCTGGATGGAATCGGTGTCCATGCCAGTGATCTGCGACAGCGTCAGGATGTTGTCAGCGTTGCTTGCCGCCTGTGTAGTCATGTCTATCAGCTTTTTGTAAGCGGCGGCAACTGCCGTGATTGCGGCAACAACAGCGGCGGCTTTTGCCGCAACTGCTTTCATGCTGTCGGCATTGAACTGGAACTTCTTGCTTGATTGATCAAGAGCGGCATTGTTCTCTTTGATTGCGTGTTCCGTGTTGGCAACAGCGGCTTCAGCGTTATTCAGTTGTGTTTGCCATGACTTTGTCCGCTTGTCCGCTTCACCGTATTTCTCTGCGGATTCTTGCAAGGCTTTCTTTAGCGTTTCAACCTTTTCCTTCTGTTCCAGAAGTGTGCGGTTCAGAACGTCACCCTTTGCCTTCAGTGCTTCGACAGATTTGGCATTGTCCTGAAACTGTGCCGTGGTCTTCTTCATTTCAGAATTCAGGACATTCAGTGATTGGTTTATCTCTTTGACGGATTCCTTGTATTGCTTCTCTCCGTCAATCTCCAGTTTGGTTTTAACGGTACGTGTTGCCATTATTATCACCCATCAAATATTCGTGCAATGACTGTTTCTTTTCCTCTTTCGGCTTGTCGTTTGCTGTCAGCAGAATGTACATTCGTGCGGGATTCATCGTGCGCCAGAAGTCTTTTTCTGGCAGATGGAACGTAAACAGCCATATAGAAAGAAACCGTGAGAATTCAATCGTATCCGTTGAATCCCCACGGTCATTCAGTTTTTTTCGTCCGTCTCCCCTGTGTCAACGTAAAGCGCATTGATGACAAGCTGTTGGATCTGAAGCATCTGCTTCTGTCCTTCAGGCGTGACAAACATCGATGTCGGCAGAAGTCTGCCAACGTCTTTCCCTGTATATCTTTCTGCCCATCCCTGTTCATCCGCATAGTCGTTCAGCATCGGTGCAAGGATGCGGGGGAAGACAGTGATGTTCATTTCAGGCAGTTTGCCGTCAAAATCATTGATGATGTCTGCCAAGACGTTAAAGTTGCATCTAAGCTTGTATTCTTTGCCGTTGAATTCAAACGGCATTTCACGAAGACGAACGTCCATGTTGTTACCTCTCAGGTCAAAACCGCATCGACCCATGCGATTGCGGCTTCTTCGGTGTCAGCGACATAGGTTTCAACCAGTTCCTGATTCGCCGTATGATCAGGCAGAAATTCGCCTGTCGTTGTCGGTGTCTGGAACGTGATCGTATCTCCCTTGGTTTGGTACGTCATGGAAGGCGGCGCAAACAGCGCTCGTGTTACAAACACGCAAGTGTACTTCTGCGCACCGTCCACCATGTCAGGCGCATAGAATGCAACACCGACATAGTTCGGAAGGTCTTTCCCCCCAAGCTTGATAGATGTTGCCGTAACCGCTGACCCGCTCACTGTGATGGAACGTGTGCCTTCTCTCATACCGAAAAGAAGTTTCTTTGCCGCATCAGGAATGTACTTTTCACCGATGCTGATAGTGCCGCCTGTTGCAAGACGGATGTACTCAGCAAGTACGCTTTCCGCATAAAGCCGCCCTTCAGCGTACGTGAACTGAAGGTCAACCGTCATTGCATCACCAATGGAAGTCTTCTGCGAATAGGCAATCACTCCATTGGTGTTTGTATACTTGGCAACCTTGATACCACGCAAGTCAAATGCTGGCATAATTTAATCCCCCATTACTTGATTGTTTTCTCGACCCAATCATGGATCACATTTGCACCAGCGTCATTTATCTTCTGCTCTGCTTCAGACAAAGCGACAGAAATAAATGGTCTTGCTGGTATTCCTCTTTTATTTGCTCCATACTCATTGATGAATGCGATCTCAGCGTTGCGTGTCTTCCTTCCGTTTCTGGTTCGTGTGCCAGCAAACGTGATGTCAACGCTTCCACCATCATCTGTGAGTTTTGGCTTGTTTATCTTGAAACTGTCCAAGATATGAACGTTTGATTCAGGATC